TTCATCGTATGAAAGATCGTCAATTTTATAAAGATTATCACTAAGATCTTTTTTAGACATTGTCTTCTTATCGATCTTAGCTGGCATATAACCAGCCGTTGTCTGTGGTCCTCCTTTAACCAAGGGCGCTTCGCCGATTTCGCCTACTTTAGGTCCTATCTTGCCTTCAGAAACAAGCTTATGTTTAATACCGTTTAACATACTACCGTATAAATTTCCGATAGATGTGAAGTCATTCTTTGGTTTTGCCATATATATATTTATAGTAAGATGGCTAAAGATACAAATAAAACAAAATACTATCTTGGAAATCCAAATTTACCGGCAGCTGAGTCTCAGATTGCTTATGAGCCATGGATGTTAAAAGATATGGCAAAGAGTAAGCAAAACTTACTTCACTTTGCAGAGAACTTTTTTTATATTATAAATCCTGAAAAAGGTAAAAAGCAGGTTATTAAGCTCTTTCCTTATCAAAAGCAAATTTTAAGGACGCTGAGAGATAATAATAAAGTAATATTATTAGCTAGTCGACAATGTGGCGCAAGACGACTGCTAACTATCTATGCACTATGGGTCGCGTGTTTTAATGACTATCAAAATATAGTGATTGTTGCTAACAAGGAAGCTACTGCTATTGAAGTTTTTAGACGTATAAAGCTGGCATATGAAGAGCTACCAGAGTGGCTTAAACCTGGTGTCATATCGTTTGCTACTACAGCTTGCGAATTTGATAATGGTTCTCGAATATCTATCTCTACTACTACAGGATCAGCTGCGCGGGGTATGACAATCACGACTCTTTTGCTTGACGAATTAGCCTTCATCGAGCCCGCTTCAATCTTAGATGATTTTTGGCGATCTGTATATCCAACAATATCGCGCTCATCAACTGCAAAAGTTCTGATCGCTTCTACGCCAAACGGTACTGGTAACTTATTCTATAAGCTGTTTGATGGAGCAGAGAAAGGTGAAAATGGATTTGTGTACGAACGGGTCAGGTGGTATGATATACCTGGCCGTGATGAAGCCTGGAAGCAAAATGAAATAAGATCTATGGGATCGGTAGAATCGTTTTTACAAGAATATGAAACAGTATTCCTTGAATCAGGCGAATCTTCCATTGATAGTGAGCTTTTTGCGCAAATGCAATTACTGTGTATAGAGCCTAAGATTATACTAGATGACGGTAACTATAAAATTTGGAATGAACCTGATCCGTCGAGAGTGTATGTAGCTGGTGTCGATGTATCTGAGGGTGTAGGTGCAGATGCTTCTGTTATACAAATACTAGATATTACAGATATAAAAGATATTAAGCAAGTTGCTGTATATCACAATAGAAATATACCACCTCTAGAGTTTGCTAATAAAGTGCATACTATACTATTAAACTGGGGTTCACCATTAGCTCTTATCGAACGTAACAACTGCGGAGCACAAGTTGTTGATAGACTTGCATTCGATGTAGGTTACGAAAAAGTTGTATCGTATGGAGCTAAAGCCGCTCTAAGAAATAGGCCGCAAATGGGTATGATAGCTCATACTAACACCAAATATAAGGGTGTTATGAATATGCGGTATTTTATTAACGAAGTACGATCTGTTACTATACAAGATCTTAATACGCTTAAAGAAATGCGTGACTTTGTAAGGCACTCTAACGGTACATGGAAAGCAAAAAGCGGCTATCATGACGATAGAGTTATGTCATTTATGTATGCACTATACATCTTAGAGAAGGAAATAACAGAGCGATACTTTGATATACTTGAATTAGATGATCACGGTAAGCCCATGTCTATTGAACCTATGGATTTCGGTGTTGCTACATTCGAGAATGCTACATCTATATATAATGATTTTGAGGTGGTCGGCTTAAATAATGTATACATGTCACCTATAGTGTTCGGTATGGGTGGCTCAGAGCAAATATCTGATATTGAAACACTTGAACAAGATGGTTGGAAATTATATGGCAGCTAATACTAATACACAGTCCGTTCTTAATAAGTCTAGAGTAGACAAGTTTAAACTTGTGTTTCAACTACCGCATGCTTTATTACACATTAACAAAGCTGACGATCGTAGCTCGTTAAACGTTAATCAGAATTCCTTACAGTTCTCTATTTACGGTACTATTGTACCAGCTATAACGGTACCGGCGATAGAGATAAGATACTCAGGTAGCACCCTTTATAACTCCTCCCATAGTAAGCAACCGTATCCACCTGTCACAGTTAACTTTACAATAGACAATCAATACAATAATTACTGGGTCATATATAAATGGCTTAATTTATTACATGATGAAAAATCTGGTACGTATAACAACTCTGATATTGTAGAGGATGAACGTTTTACAAGCTATCAAACTGATTTAACAATATACGGTATTGATGAGTTTAATAATGAAAAAATTAAATTTATATATACAAAAGCCTTTCCAACTGATATCGGAGGCATTAATTATAACTATCGTGAGTCAGGTGAAATTGAATCGTCGTTTACTTTTGTATATTCGCAAATGCATGTGAGTCTTTTAAGCTAAATTTTATACTCAAAATGTATAAATAACTATATGGCAAGAAGAACAATTAATTCACCTGGTGTGGAGATCGGCGAAGTAGATCTTTCTCTAAGAACTCCGTCGCCTGCAGGCACGACGGTCTATATGACCGGTTATACAGATCAAGGACCCTCAGATGAAGTTATCCGTGTTACAAGCTTAACAGAGTTTGAGCGTATATATGGTTTACCTAAAACTCCTGCAGAGCGGTATTTTTATCACTCAGTTAAAGCAGCGTTCAGCTCGTCAGCTAATATTATTGTAAATAGATTACCGTATGGTTCAAATAGTGGTGAAGGATTCGGTAACTCTGTATCTATTCTCGCTTATCCTGCTAGAGTTGCTACTCTATCTAGTGGAAATAATGATGAAACACTCATTACTACAAATTTTAATACTACATCAGGCACCATCTTAATCGGTAGCCCTACACAATTTGTTCTGACGACAGCAGACTATATTAAGCTCAAAAACAATACATTGTTTACTTGGAGCACTAGCGCTGCTACTTCTTTCAATTCAGTCGGTTCTCTCAGTGGTGCAGCGTTAATTATCATTAACAAGGGTCAGACTGTCATTGACGGAAAAGGTCAAGGTTATTATGTAGGTCTTGCAGACAATACGAATGTTAACCCAGCTTCTAACTACGATGGTATTGGAAGTGTTAAAACTGTTACCTCCACAGCTCCTGCTGCTGGTTTAAGTAGCTTTACAACGATGCCAACATCTCGGTTTGAGTTCTCCTTAACAGCAACACCTGCGTTTGGAAGTAATCCGAAGACTGGTACGATTTCACAAATAATGGAAGAAAAGGTAACAGGTTACGATACTTCTATTAGGGCTTTTGATGACACTTTAAATGTAGGTATCTTTAAGTTAAGGCAATCAGTATTTTCAAATGACGCTAACACGCTCGCCTATGTAGTTGAAGATACATTTAACGGCTCGATTGGTTATCATAGACAAGTAACAAGTGATTCTGGTGGCTTACCAGTTAACTTTTCGCTTGAAAGTGTTAGTAATAGATCGAGAGATGCAGAGATAATTGTTAATCCTTATATAGCTGATTACTTCGAAGGTCTTCAAGTAGATTCGATAGGTAACCCAACTAAGAAAATAAGAATCATATCTGAGCAGCTCAAAACCGCGATGTCTACCGCATCACTAGTCGGACTCGGTACAACTGCACTATCAGGTGCAAGACTTTCAGCTGTTGGTTGCACATTTGGTCAGCTGACAGCGGCTGAAGCTGTTATAGGTAAGGGTGACAGTCTCTTTCCTCACGGATCATACGGTGAAGTTAAAGTTGCCTCAAGAGTTATAGGTGATATACCAACTAAGTTACTTAGAGCGGTGGATAGAGTTAGAAATGATGAGCTCTATGATATCGATATTGTTGCAGAAGCTGGTTTAGGAACTATTTACACTACAATGTGTGCGACTAGTCTTGATTATTTTGATGATCTTAAGACGGCTGACAGCCTTGAAGCTCTAAGAACTTCAAATGATCTCACTACGCCGACTGCGAGAGATAATTATAATACAGTATTTAATATCTTTAACGTATTTTGTGGACCTGTAAAAGATGGCGGCCGTGGAGATGTTTTATTTATTGCAGATCCTCTTCGTCAGATATTTGTAACAGGTAAAAATAACAAGGTCATTAATGCACCGACAAAGAACTTTACAGTTGATGTTTACTGGGCGTTAAGGCATCAGTTTGAAACCGCTAATACTTCTTACTCAACGGTCTATGCCAATTATATGAAGGTGTATGATACCCAAAGTGGTCAAGATGTGTGGGTTCCACCTTCGGGATTCGTTGCTGCAAAAATGGCAAGCAGTGATGCAGATGTTGGACCATGGGTCGCACCAGCAGGGTTTAATCGCGGTGTTATTAGTAATGTTCTAGATGTAGCTATATCACCTAATCAAAGACAGCGTGACGAATTATATAAGATTAGTACTAATCCGATAGCAAGCTTTCCAGATCAAGGCATTATAATATTCGGTCAAAAGACGTTGCTTAAAAAGCCGAGTGCTTTTGATAGAATTAACGTTCGTAGAGCGTTCCTATATCTTGAGAAGGCAGTAAAGTCAACAGTTAAGTTCTTCCTATTTGAGAATAACACTCTATACACTAGAACCCGGGTAATTAACACCCTCACACCGTTCTTTGAAAGAGTTAAGAGCTCGCAAGGTATATACGATTACTTGATCGTTTGTGATCAACGCAATAACACTGAAACAGTTATTGATAACAACGAACTTGTAGTAGATATATATATTAAGCCTGTTAAGAGTGCTGAATTTATCTTAGTGAATTTTTATGCAACTCGCACCGATACTAAATTTGAAGAATTGGTAGGAGGTTAATTTTAACTTAATAGAACGCAAGTCATTTAACTACCTTAAGAAAAAATAGAGTACAACCATAAATATAAGTATGCCAGTTAACCAAAACATTACGAACTTTTATAGAGCAGCTGCTGCAAGAGACTTTACAAGAGACTTTCTTTTTAGAGTTACTGACTTGAATATTAATGGCGTCGTTGCATTAACAGAAGCTGACCTGATATATGTTAAGGCTGCTTCCTTGCCGGGTAGAAATATCGGTAATGTACCTGTACCATATATGGGCTTAACCCTTAATGTACCAGGTAGTGTTACCTACCCTGGCTCAGATTCATATTCACTTACATTCTATCTTGATGCTAGTTCATATTTACGTGATTGGTTTGAAGCTGCATCACGTGCCGTTTTTGATGATAAGACATCAGGAGGCATGTATGGCACACCTGGAGATGATAGCTATATACAATTAACTCAACTAGATAAAGAGTTAAATCCGATTACTAATTATAAACTTGTAGGTGTCTCAATAAGAAATGTTGGTAATATTGACTATAAGATATCTGATGGTACAGGAGCAACGCTTGAGATAAGTACTACATTTGCTTATCACTTTTACGAGCAGTTACCTATCTAACATACTGGTTATTGTGGCTGGACCAATCTTCTTAAGGCTTAGTAAGCAGACAGAGTGGGTAAATGATATTCCGCTAAAGTTTCTATGGACTATAGCACTCTTACCGAGAGATAATCAGTCTATGACGGATTTAGCGAAAAATATCTCTAGTATAGTTAAGCGTTACGAAGGTGATAACAGGTGGCCAGTTAGTCAAGACGTATATAATAAACAAGCAGATGATGCTTATGGATATATGTTTGCATCGTCTGTTGGTTTTCCGAGCGACGCTTATAATATATCTAATTCTAGTACAGCTAACTACGGTGGATATTTACCTGGACCTATAGGTGGAGAGAGAAACGGTTATGGAGGTAGTAATAATCTATCTATTAGCTTTCTTGAGACGAATATAGATATCATTGATAACTTAATTCGGCCATGGATAATAGCAGCTTCGCATAAAGGCTTAATAGAAGATGGTAAGGAGGATATTAAGTGTAATATTGCGATTAATATGTATACTAAAGATGCTCATACACAAAATGTTGATCCTCTAGCGACATCTATTACAGCAAAGTTTCAGAGAAGAAAAAGCTTCATCTTTGAAGATGCGGTGCCATTTCAGGTAAGTGGTGATGAGATAAGTTATGGTGAGCTATCTATCTCTGATATAACTAAGTCAGTATCTTTTGCTTTTAGCAAGTATTATACTACACTGGTGAATGATAGGTAAATTTCATGTAAAACTAGCATTACCTAGTGGGAAGTCAATAGACGTAGCAGAGCTGACGAATTGTAACTATCTAACTATTTTAAAGTATTGTGAAAATCAAGACCTTGCAGGGTTAAATCTTTTTTTTGAGGAGATTATATTTAAGAGTAGTACTGAAAGTTATAGTATAATAGATAAATTTTACTGCTTAGTTGCTATTAGGATGATTTTTGTGGGATCTGAGATTTCATTACTAAATGATAATCACGGTATTAGCTATAGTGTAGCAAAAATCCTCAGTAATCTAGAAAGCTTTGAAATGGAGCAGAGTAAGCTTATTACGGTACATGGGTTTAAAATACTATTAGGCTTACCTAATACAATGTACTTTAATAATATAGGTGAAATGTATACAAGTATGATAAAAACAATATGCTTTAATAATAACACTATTAATTTTAGCTCTCTTACGAAAGAAGAACAGGATATAATACTCACACAATTGCCTACTATTATACTTACACGTATAAATCAATTTGCACGAGAGTTATCAAAAACTCTAAAAGACTGTACTATAATAGATGGCAATAATAGTTTTAATCTTACAGAGGTAAAAGCTACCGTGTTGTCTAATGAGTTTATGAATATTATATTATCTTTATTTTCAACAGGATTGCAGAATTTTTATAATACAATGTATACAGCGTTTACTAAAATTAATATAGACGGTTCTACTTTCCAGCAAATGTCACCTCAAGAAATAGCTATACTTATTAATATCTATAACGAGGAAATTAATGAGCAGAATAAAGCTATAGCGTTGCAAAATGAAAATATAAGGTAAATATAATTATGAGTGATATTAAAATGTTCTTAAGTGATTTAAAAGAACTTAACGAAAAAGATTGTTTTGAGGTTCTTGTACCTTCAATTAAGAAGAAAGTATCGTTTAGAGCTTTCACAGTCAAGCAATATAAAGATATTATTAATACGGTACTCGACGGTATAGACGGTACACTTTTAACGAGTAAGATTTTAAATAATGCAATCATAGAGAATGCAACTACACCGGTTGACTTTAAACTATGGGATCGTGCTAAAGTACTTATCGATATGAGATGCAGCTGCATCAGTAATATCATTAAAATTGGTGATATAGAATATGATCTACTAAACCTACCGGCTTTTGATTTTAATTTTGAAGAAGAGCGTACTTTAGAGTATAAGGGGGTTACGATTAGTTTGTGTATTCCGAGTATCGCTACTGATACTAAAGTAACTGAGAGTTGCTTATTAGAGTTAGGAAAAGTAGTCGCAGATGATAAGAAAGCAGGTAGTTCACTTAGTATTTTACTAACACATGAGATAATTAAGTTTATAACCTCCGTAAAAATGGGCGATAGTGTTATTCAGTTTAGTGATAGTAATATGCTTGATAGAAAGACTATTGTAGATAACTTACCACTTAAGCTTAATAACGATATATTAGAGTTTATTGCAGATTATAAGAGTTACGAACAAAATTTATTTACATTTAATGATGGAGCTGAGCTCGTTATTGATGCTAGTTTCTTAGCGTGTGAATAAATAATAATGTGTTAGATAATTCAATATCCGCTTTAGTTGATCTTACTGCTAAGCTAGGCAGTATGGCAGAGGCTAAAGGAACGGTTGGGAATACTACCTCTATTATAAAAGCTTCACAGGATGATATATCTATATCTGAACTAGCAAGATGGGAAAAAGTAGCAAAGGTATTTAGACGTACATTTAATGTTAAAACAGAGTTACCTAAGGCAGAGTCCTCTAAGGCAGAGTCACCTAAGGCAGAGTCACCTAAGGCAGAGTCACGGTCGCCTAAGACAGAGTCATCTAAGCTCACGTCAGCTATAAGTAAACTACCATTTATACAAAAGGTTATACCACAACCTAAGACAGAGTCATCTAAGCTCACGTCTACTATAACTAAAAATATACCAGTACCCTTAATAGGCTTAGTTAAGTCATCTCTAACCTCTAATGAGAGTTCTAGATATGATAAAATTGCAACAATATTTGGTCAAAACCTTCAGATAGGTAAATATGCACCTAGAGCTGAAACCTCACGACTTTCTGACTTAACGCCTGATAAGCTGAGCCAAACTAAAGATAAGTTGGGGCTGTTTAAACAATATACTCAAGGTAAAACTATGAGCACTGATAGCCCTGCTGGATTATTAGCAGGCGCTCTACCTGCTGTTTGGGCTGCTATTAAACGTCGCGCTGTAGATGCTATTAAGGGTGTTGCTAAGAGTGCTTGGAAAGCTATTAAGGGTGTTGCTAAGAGTGCTTGGAAAGCTATTAAGGGTGTTGCTAAGAGTGCTTGGAAAGCTATTAAAAGTGGGTCGAAGAGTGCTTGGAAAGCTATTAAAAGTGGGTCGGAGAGTGCTTGGAAAGCTATTAAAAGCAGTAGTGTGGGTAAAGCAGTGGGTAAAGCATTAAGTAGTGCAAAGAGTGCTATTAAAAACAGTAGTGTGGGTAAAGCAGCAGTTAAAGCATTAAGTAGTGCAAAGAGTGCTACTAAAAACTTTATAACCCCAGCAGTTAAGGCATTAAGTAGTGCAAAGAGTGCTATAGGTAACTTTATAAAGCCAGCAGTTAACGTAGTAAAGGCTGCAATAAAGCCCGGCGCATTAAAAAACCTTGCTGGTGGTGCTATTAGTAAACTATTTAAAGGTTCAGCTAAAAACCTATCAAAATTTATAAAGGGTGTACCTATTGTTGCACCGCTTATAGAGACGTTATTTGCAGCTAATGATATTAATAATTATAAGTCAGAATTTAGTAGGAAAGAAATTACGAAAGATGAATTGCATACAAAAGCTGGTAAGCGTGCTGTTGAAGGTCTTACAAGTTTAGGTGGAGCAGCTTTAGGTGGTGTTATCGGTACTGCTCTTGGAGGTCCCGTTGGAAGCGTTATTGGAGCTGTCGGCGGCGACTGGTTAGGTAGATGGTTAGGTGAATATATTATAGACAATCTAGTAAGTCCTGATATAACTAAAAAGATAGGTGGTATAGTGCTTAAAGGTAGTTGGGATTCCGGTACTGAATTGCAAGACTACATTGTACAGCGCGGAAATATTACACCATTTAGCAGTAAAGATGAGGTGTTAGGAATGAAGCCAGGTGGCGCTATCGCTAACCTCTTTAAGAGTATTAGTGATAGTTTACCAACTATGTCTAGTAACAAGCCTGATACTGTTACTTCTGATGTAAATAACTCTATTAATTCACTCGCGAAAGAAACAACTAACCATAATAAATTCACGAAATCTGCACTAATTGAGCAGCTTAAAAAGCAAGATAAACTTATAGAATTGCTTTATATTCTAACTACGAAGAGTAGTGGTACTACAGTAACTCAAAATAATAACAAGACAGCAAATAGCTTCCAGTCTAACTTCCGCGAAACTTTTAATTCTCATACACATGCCACCGCCTGATCCGATATACGCTACAACAGTAAACGAGCCAAATGCGGATCTTGTTATATCTAGTGAAAACACGAATGGTCATATTATACTTAAACCAAAGACAGATATAATAGATGTCCGTCGAGATTTTGCATGGACCATATCTCCAAAAAACAATACCTTAAAGGAAATACCAGCAATGTATTTAACTGAGCGAACACAAAAAACTAACTCGCTCATTTCTTCTGCTCTGTACTATATTACAACTATATTAGATAAATCTGGTGCTGGTTCTGCTATTTCTAATAATAATATACTTACGAGCATTATAAAAATTCTTGCTGGTATCGGTACATTTTTTACGACTGATTCATTTGAGAAAACACTTAACACCCTTCAGGGTAAGCTTAAGAGACTAATTGATAACACTGAGGATGTAGCTCTTCTTGATAAAGACACGTTAAAATCTTATATAGGTATATACTTAACAGCAGCAACAGGATTTAAATACGTTCTACCATATTTTTCTGACTCGATGTTTTCTGTTGGAACAAGTTGGACGGAAACTGCGCAAAATGTAAATTCTTATGCTAGCGGAGCAGTTAATACCATGATGCAGGTTGTCGATGAATCAGCAGCATCTTTAAATATTTTGCAGCCTGGTACCTTTATTGAAAAACCTAAGTATTTTCAATACCCTGCAGAAGGGGAGAGTATAACGGTTACCTTTCCACTGCTTAATACGCACAAGCAACATGCAGATATTCTACCATATCAACAAAATTACGAGTTGTTATGGATCTTGGCATTTCAAAACAAGCCATATAGGACCTCCTTTTCAAGAATTATACCACCGAAAATATACACACTGTGTGTACCTGGTATAAAGTATATGCCATATTGCTATATAAATAATATGACGATTGATTTTCAAGGAACGAGGCGTAATTTAAGCGTCACACTGCCTACAGGTAAGACGATTCAAGCACCTATACCTGATGCTTATGTAGTAAGTATTACCTTTACAAGTCTGCTAGCTGACATAGCTAACATGATGGTCACAGAAGATTTTGGCAGCTTAATACAAACAGGTACTAAATAGTTATAATGAAAGGCAAATTGCAGAATGATATATCTGATCTACCTATACTGAGTAAGTATAGGTATGAAAATATTTTTAGAGTATACGAGACAACCAAAGCAGAAACTGATGTATATTACTTTTATAATATTATTAATGCTGTCAAACTACCTACATCAATAGATGAATCCTTAATTAGTTATAAAAATATAACAACTAAGATTGCATGGACGTCTTTATCTTATAAATTATACGGTACAATTAACTTATGGTGGTTAATAATATTATTAAATAAGCAAGCAAATATCTTTTATGCAGAAGCTGGAAAGACCTATAAATATTTTTTACCAGAATATATAGATACAATCCTTAATAATATTAAAGCTCAGGTCCAATGAACACAGCCTTTTTTAATAACTGTAGCTTTAAGTTTGAAATATCACTTATAAGTACTAAGAAAGGACAAGAACTACTGTTAGAATTACCGCAGAGCGCTATTGAATATCTTGAAATAGAGGACACATTTATACGCTTTAGTCGTTCAGGTAAATGTAAACTAAATAATTTTAACAGTGTACTACACCAGTTAAATGTACTTGATACTGATCGCGCTAACTGTATATCAATTAAAATACAGAATCTTGATTTTGTTACATTAGGATCGGACGAATCTATAACAACAATTAATCTTTTTGCTCTGTTATTAAATAGTGCTGATACATCGTCTAATAGTGTTGATCAATCAATAAATTGTAGCTTTGAAGACTTTATAACTGCAACAGCGCGGACTCAGTCATTAAGAGATTACCCAAGCCTTACCGACTCATATACTCCTATATCTCACATACAGAGATTATTTGACTTTAGCAATAAAGAGTCTGTGTCTGATGATATAAACTCTATAATAACCGCTGGTGAAGCTGATGCGACAGTTAAGTTGTCAGAGTTGTATGATGGAAATAAGATCAAGTCTGTCTTTGACATGATAGATGAGTTATATAAATATGCTACATATATACAGCCGTCGAGAGGTCCGGCAATAGTGTCTCTTTCTAATAGTCTTGAAAGTAAGGTTACTATTAAGCCGCTTTCAACATACCTACGTGGCTTTTATGAGAAATATCAAAACAATGAGTCTGATCTATCTGAATATGTAGAAGAGGAGTTTATTATAGGTAAAGGTAGTGAGGATAAGGCACTTAATACAAACTTTATATCATCATATAGTATTATTACAACCGATAAGGAAGTAACACAATCAGAGAAGTGGGTTAATTATAAGGTATGTGCAGCTGGAGTAGGTGACCTAACTAATACCTCTATTGATTTAATAGAATATTCAAAGATTGCGAGTGAATTTCAAGAGTTTTACTTAGCAAATATATCAGCGAACTTACCGTCTGTAAATAATCTCAATGTAAGTGAAAAAGTAATAACAAAAAAGCTTGTAGATGATAAGAATGTACTAACTGATAATTATATAAGAAATATGCTACTAAAAAGCTTCGTGCTTGATAATATAGCGCTTACTTTTACGATTCAAGGTAATACGCATAGACAGGTAGGTAAATTTATACGCATATATAGCTCAGATGAATTAGCTGAAGAGAAGAGAAAAGCAGTAGATGGATTTTGGTTCGTTATAGTAATTAAACATATATTTAGTGCTGGTGTATATACAAATGAATATGTATGTGTACGCTTACACTCTACTACAACTTCTTCTAGGGAAGAGTTATTTAATATTAACACGACGACATCTAACGCAGCTATACTCACACCATTTAATTCACCTAATGTACCTGATTCAGAAATATCACCAAACTCTGAACTATATAAAAGTCCACTACCAACTGATTATGGAACTAGTCTAACAAATAATGAGGATGGTATGGTATTACCACCAAAAAATGTAGAGTTACCTCGGACAGAAATACTACCCTTTAATAAAGAAATTAATACGGGTATTGTTAAGATTAATGCTGATCCTAACTTATTCAGACGATCGATAAATCAACCTGCAAAAATTACCTTCTTACCTCTTGATTAATGATAATATACTCACACAACCTACATGAGAAGCTCTTTGGCTACGCAATATCCCGTGAATTTATAAAATATCAATCACCGTTTTGTGATATGCTTGATGATCCGTCACTTGCTTTAGATTTTGATCTAGCTATAAAATTTAACCAGGCAATTAATAGTTCTACCAATAACGCAGCTGCGAATACAGCTGCGAATACAGCTGCGAATACAGCTGCGAATACAGCTGCGAATACAGGTACAGGTATAAGTGGGACGGAAATTGGAAGTAATGGCAATCTACCTGCTTCAACAATATTTACCAACACACTTATACTATGTAGTACTAATGTTGATGTAACTACGTTGGAGTTTTACAGGCATAAAATGCTAACATATCCTATTTTTACATATGAAATAAATAGAATAAATTATATTTTTGATAATTTACCTCAATTACCGAGTGACGGGGGAGGTTTTATTGATAAGCTTAAAAACGCGGTAAAAGATTGTATAAACTCACCTTGTAATTTATTCACACAATCTTCGACGAGTATAGGTAAGTTATCACAAGGTATACTATTTTCAACAAATGGTACAACGCTACCTGTTGCAGACTTACAGGATTCATTTGCCGTATTTACTGGTGGTATAGATATGACTATCTTTAATAAAATACCTGAAGCCTTTCAACGTGGATTAATAAATCTAAAGCATATAGGTAAAGCTGCGTGGTCAGAGTCACTAAATATGCTAACAAAAGATAATCTACCGGAGCTTATAGCTAAGGCAAGTAGTGGTCAGTCTTTAAGAACAAATACAAGAGGTTATAGATATACTCCCGACCTTAAATCTGCCTTTGATTTGAACGCCATCGGTGCCGAGCTTCTTGGTGGTATAGCTTCTGATATGGGTGATTGCTTTAGACGTTATCAGCATGCATATAGATATAATCCTTATGATCCAGCACAAAATAAATCGAGTGTTTCAAAGGCACCACTACAGGATCAAGTTAATGGGGTAATATATCACCGAAACTCCTTTGGTCAGTCAGTACAAGCAAATACAGGTGGGCAGTGCACAGATAATTTGCAATACGGTGGTGGAGGTAATCGACCCTTACCGCCGCTTACATTACCAGCAAGTAATCGAACCACAACCAGTACTACTGTGGATCAAGTCTCGCAACGCTTCTCCATATATAGTTCATGGCTCGATACAAAATCTAAGAAATTTTATAGAGATTTAAGTCTAACACAACAAGAAGCTACTAAGGCTGGTAGGACCGATGTACCTGGGGTTATGATTGGTCAAGATTCTTATAATGAGTATAAAAGGCAGGTGAGCGAAGGGATTACCGATAATACCAGTCTTACAACTATAGATAAGTCTAAGTTTAATAATGGATTCGCAATTAATCTCACTTATCTTGCTACCCTCTTTGGTAGTCAGACTAATATTGGTGAGATACGTGAGATATTATCTTCTCCTGATAAGCAATCATCTAAATGGATATATGCTGCTATATCTAAGAATGGAGGACAGGCTGTAAACTGTCAGCTTATAGATACATGTATTGAATCTGACACAATAAAATTAACGCCGTATGCCTACGAGAAGATTATAGGGCTAATACCTAAAGCACCTTCTACTTCTGAACCAGTTACGTTTGATGACTTTAACGTAGTAGATTATTTGGTATCTCCTATGGTTAACTTGAAAGTTACATTCTTTATTGGTGTTATAGGCAACCTCGGAGCTGTAAATAAAATTGATCCTGCTCAACTGAGAGCGTATATAGAGCAAAGAATACCATTGTACGCAAACCTCTACAACAAAGTACCTATTGACGGGCCTAATTACGGTATTACTACCGGTTCACCTCAAGAATGGGCTGCTTTCTTTAGTAGGCTATGTAATCTAGAATCAGGGTTTAAAAATAGCTCTACCGGGGATGAAGGCAAATTTGACGGCGGCTCACATGGCTTGTTTCAGTTGTCGAGAGGTGATGCTTCTGACTACGATTTAAACAACGGTCAACCGTTCACTCTTGAACAATTGCGCGATCCATATATAAATACGGATACAACACTAGTAATAGCAAATAATTTGATAGGTAAGGTTAATTATATTAAAATTCAAACAGGGAGGCCCTACCCTTATGACTGGGCAGGTCTTGCGGCTTACTGGGGCCCACTTAGACGTAGCTCGCGTATTTAAGTATCTAACTGAATTATAGAGTCCTTAGATTTATCTATTAACTCACGCATCATTTCTTTTCTCGAGACTAAAAATGTAACATTATCCTGAGTGTTTATTCTTTCTTTTGAATTAATATCCATTTGCTTTATATCTTTTGCATTCTTATTTCTCTCCATAGAAATATAGATCTTATTTAGTGCCTCCATACTAGCTGATGAAGCCTTAAGTAATTCAGCAAAAGCAGCTACATCCTTTGCATCTGGTGCAGAAGCAATATATGTCTGAACGTCATCAATAATATCGAGTGACTTATTTATAAGTCTTCCAGAATTTTTAATAATAAATTCTTCTAAGTTCTCTTTCGTTAACTCATCAACTGGAGCTCTCGTAGCTAGTACAGTATTACCCTTAAGCTGTGATATTATATCGTCTATTGCGTTATCAAGCTCGTTCTCCATTTAAGTTTATTTAATCTTGATTTTAATATATCCATCAGTATAATTACTATATGAAGAATATAGCTTTATTAGAAGGAGTAGATGTATATGAATATGATGTATGCTTACGGTTTAAACGGGTTCACCCAGATGCTAAGCTGCCAACTAAGAATAATGCTACCGACACGGGATACGACGTCTCTGCTACCGAGACGGTGGTCATACCCGCACGTGGTAGCGCAGTAGTAGATGTTGGATTAATTTTAGCTTATATTACACCTGGTTACTGGTTTCAGATCTGCAGCCGATCCGGACTAGGCTTTATGAAGGGCATCACTGCGTTTCCAGGCGTTGTTGATGAGACATATAGAGGTTCTTGCGGTATCAAGCTTATTAACGGTACAGATGCAGATTATACTGTTTCTGCAGGTGATAGAATTGCGCAGTTTGTAGTACATAAAAATTATGATGTTCTTATAGAAGAAGGCGAAATAGAGACTACTATTAGAGGTGATAAGGGATTTGGCTCATCTGGTAACTAATTATGATTGATTTTAAGAATATATGGACAGAGCGGTATAGGCCGTTGAAGCTCAACGACTTAATTCTATCAGATAGAACGCGTGAGATTGTACAAGGCTATGAGAGTGAAATTCCTAATTTACTATTTGTAGGTACACCCGGGACTGGTAAGACAACTCTTGCTCGTATTATTGTGCATGATATACTAAAGTGCGACTTTTTGTATATTAATGCCTCCGATGAGTCTGGGATAGATACTATCCGGCATAAGGTAACTAACTTCTCTCAGACTAAGTCATTTGATGGTAAGGTTAAGGTAGTAATACTTGACGAAGCAGATGGCTTAACCGCGCAGAGTCAGGCAGCTCTACGTAATACTATGGAGTCGTTTGCTAAGTATACGCGCTTTATACTTACAGCTAATCATAAGCATAAGATCATTCCTGCTCTTCAGTCAAGGTGTCAGTCTCTCGATATTAAGCCTACTATCGAAGATGCTGTTAAGAGATGCTATAATATTCTTAAGCTTGAAGGTATTGAAGTTGATGATCTACAAAAGAAGAAATTTGTTGAGCTTGTAAAGGCTAATTTTCCTGATCTTCGTAAGACTATTAATGAGATTCAAAAGAACTGCATTAACAGTGTATTATGTATTACTAATATTAGTGTTGATACAGAGCTGCTCGATAACATCTTTAACGGTATTAAGAATAAAGATACTATTTCATTGAGAAAGTATCTTATCGAGAATGAAGATAGGTTTTATAACGACTATGATAGCTTACTTCGTAGCTTTCTTAACTATATCTATACTGCTTCTGTAGTAGATAGTAAAAAGAAAGAGATGATCGCGGTAATCGCAGATCATCTCTATAAGTCAGTTTTTGTTCTTGACAAGGAAATTAACGCTTTTGCTTGTTGGATTACGCTCGAGAGAATTTAAAGACCAGTTATAGTATAACCAAATTTTTGTTTTAATTCTTGGTTTACTTTTTGCTTAATATAATTGACATTTTTGTTATTTATTTCTATTCCTGTTGTTTTAAGCCCTTGTTTAATATCACCAACTGTAACTGTACTATTTTCCGCCGCGTTAATAACGAAGTTTATAATTTGTTGTGCTTTTTGTGCTTTTGAAGAACCGCCTCCACCGCCTCCACCGCCTCCTCCACCGCCGCCGCCGCCTCCACCACCGCCGCCGCATTTAGCTTCGCATTCAGCTTTTGAACTATATTTACCATCAGGTCTTGAATAACAAGTACCATCCTTTCTACAAGCCCATCTTTTTCGTTTAGGTGGTACTGGTGGTACTGGTGGTACTGGAGGAGAACCTCCACCACAGTTTGCTTCACATTCTTCTTTAGAATTGTACGTACCTGTATCTGAAATGCGGCAAGAACTACCACCGCCAGGTGCTGGTGCGCATTCCCACTTTTCACCTGACGGCGGCGGCGGAGAATCACCACCTGTACATTGTGTACTAAGATTTGTAGGGTGATTGATAGCTTGAGCCATACACGCAACCTTCATAGCTATTTCAGGATATTTTGTTTCAAAGTCACTCAATGAATTCATATTGTCCATTGTCTGAACTTCATTAAGAAATTTATCGATATCTTTTGCAATTCTAGCGTATAAGCGATTTTTAAAATCAGCTGCCTTACCTTGATTATAACCTGTACCGCCAAAAACTTTGGTGTTCATTACGCCTTTAGCGCGAGCACCAAGTCTATCAAATATACCTTCTTGATATACCTGGAAAATTGCGTCATTGTGTCTATTATTCATATATCGGTAATATTATTTATGTAAAAACCGCTTTAAGATTGGGTTAAATACCTTTGCCTTATCAGCCATAGACATTGTGTTCCAGTCAAGACCGCGTTGTTGAAGTGTAGACATAATAGCTTTAAGTGCACCTTCATCTACGGAGCTTACACCGCGAGCTGCACTACCTGCATTAGTCATCTGACCAAATACTGTGTTACTAAGTCTCGGCCAATCTTTAATAATTGAACTCTTAAGATCAGGCGCAACCGCATTCGCTGCATCCCCTAAACCACTTGTGTTTATCTTCATTTGACGACCACTATTATACTCATCAGCTAGTGGATTACGCTTATTTATAGGTGAACGGACTTGCGAAACATCACTTGGCGATGCGGGTGCTGCATTAGCTTGTGTTTGGCCAAATGCTGCAAGCACTACTTTAAGTACTTCACCAATTTTTTCCTTTGTAGAAAGTTGAGTATTGTTCATTAAGGTAGCTGTTCTACCACCCCCTGCTAATATACCGGCAAGTGCTTTAGCAGTTAACCCGTAAATACCTATAGTAGGAGCAAGATAAGATACTGCAATAGCAAAAGGTGCAGCAAAAGCTGATGTGCCTATACCACGACCGACGCCGTAACCAATTTTTTGAAGGAGTTTACCTTGTTTGTCGACTTTAGGTTCGATATCAATAATTTTCTGAATAAATTCATTTACTTCTTTAGGCTCTACATTTAAAAGCTTAGAATCTTT